ATTTCTTCTTCTTCAGATTCTTCTTCATCACCTTCAGCCTCGTTTAAGCTTTCTTCAGTTGATTCTTCCTCATCTAAACCTTCAAGTTCAGCTAGGAGTTCATCTAAATTAAGCTCTTCTTCATCAAGTTCTACTTCGTCAAGGTCTTTAGAGTCCATTTCTTCCTCCATGTTTTTCATGTCATAAGTCTCTTTCATGTTATCCATGTCGTAAGCTTCCTCCATATTGTCTTCATCTTCCATTTCCTGGATTTTGGCGGCAAACATAGATTTAAGCTGAGGGGTGAAAGCTTCTTCTAAAGCGGCCTTGGCGTTTGCGATAGCAGTTTCTTTAACCGCCTTTGCATCAGCAATAGCTTCTTTTAGTAGTTTTCTGTCCATAATTAAATTGTTTTTGGAAATACGTTTATTGGGAAACGTAATAAAATTATTACTTATTAAATGCTATATAATGGATAGCATATTGGTCTAGGATATGTATGTATGGAGAAATTCAAAGTCAAAAAAAAGTGCACTCTCTTAAAAAGAAGGTGCACTTTCCTTAAAAAAATATGTTGGCTTAGAAAAGAGGGCAATTTCCTTTGGAACAAAGGATTTCTTTGATTATCTTATCGATATTTTTTATATTTGGATTATTTTTTATAACTGATTCATTTAGTGATTCCTTGATGGGGTACATCCAGGAGCCGGGGTTTGAAGGGGTAGATACGAAATCAAAGCACAGCAAGTCAAAATCATCTTGTACTTCTTGAAGTTCTCCCATAGGTTGTAGACTACCCATTCCTCGAGATGATACTCCAACTTTGATCCCACTGCTGATTAATGCTTTTAATATATTGCCTGAAGGAGTAGGTAGTATCTCTATTTTACCTATAATATTGTCTCCATCCCACCAAAAATCTGTAATGTTATGTGAGACATTTTTTAGGTTGATAATTTGGGAATCTGGGTGGTCTAATTCTCCTAGTGCCCTATTTTCTTTAACAGATTCCGCATATTTGTTCATTTCCCTTTCCCATAATCCCTTACGGTAGTATCTTCCATTACCATTTTTAATTTCAGCGGTAGCTAAAATACCTTCAACTATAGGATTACCTCTAGGTGAGGTTTTTCCTTCAAACAAGAGGGTACTTGTTGGTTGGAATGTTTGAGTTTCTATAAGAAGATGCTTCATATTATAGTTCTTCTCTGTTTAATTCTTCTTTAATGAACTGACGAATTGCTGAGCGTAATTTAGATTCATTGGTAGAAGATGATATTCTAAAATCATCAAATCTCCCAATCCAATCAGCTAATGCTCTGGAATGTTGAAGAGATCCTGTTTTAGTATTTTTCCAAGTATTACGTTTTTCTTTTTCAAATGGTCCGTACCCCCCTCCATAGGCCATATCTCCTATCTCAGCATCTAAAAGTTGGTTTTCAATATCCATTAAAGTATTTTCATTTTCCCCATTTAAAGGTTCAATTTCACCATCTTTATTATATATGTTTGATGCAGTGGTTTTACCTGTTCCTTTATCGTAAGATACATTGTAAGTAATAGCACCTGTCATTTCTTTATTAATACCAGTAATCTTACCTAGGTGTCCTAAGTATGTTACTTTATCTCCTACTTTAAATTGTGGAATTTGGTTTTCTTTTAAAGAAGGAGAAATTTTTTTATCTAAAAAAGATTTTGTTGTAACAGTAGGATCAAATGGACCATATTCTTTTCCATCCTTAGTAAGAAATACATATGGTACTCTTCCCCCACTTGATTTAGTTCTGAGTTTTAGGCCATGTTTTTTAGCATAATATTTCACACCGGATAGTCCTAATGTTGTGGATTGGTTTTCTTTTAGAGATTTTTTTAAATCAACTGCTTTAACCCAAGTATCAGGTCTTCCACCATATTTTAAGTTTTTGATATAGATTCTATCATCAACTATACGGGTAATTTCATGGTTCATTCCTTTATATTTAACCTTGTCTCCAACTTGGAAACCCTCAGGTTTAACCATAGAACCTACTGAGCGTGTGGATTGGTTTTCTTTTAAATCACCATATCCACTTGATTTATACTTACCTTTAGCCTCTTTTGGGGTGCCTAATCCTGGGTGTTCTGTAGTATACCCTACTCCTTTGGTTCCAAATTGACCATCTTTAACATAATGGAGTTGGTCTTTGGCTAAGTTTTTAGCTACAATTCCTTTTAATTCTTCTACGGTTTTATCCTCATTTTTAGGATCATTCATTTCAGTATAGAATCCTTTTAAAAATTCCTCACCATAAACATTATCAATGTTTTTCTTATCTTTATAATCAAAGCCTCTAGTTTCCATATCAACCACTTCTTTGGTTGGTTTTTTCTCTTCAGCTTTGGCTTCAGTTATGGATTCATTAAATATTTTAAACCAGTCAGGAGTAGTAGGTTGGGCTGAAACTATCCCTAACATGGTTTCATTTAAAATATTTTTATGTTTTAGTTCATTGACAGTCTCGTTAAATCCGTAATGATTAGGGATAGTAGGAAATTGGGCTTTAGCATTCTTAACGAATACTTCTTTATTGCCTTTTCCTTCTTTAATTAGATTGTATTGTGTTTGTAAAGATTTCATATTATTCTTCTCCTTTAATGATTTTTTCGATTTGAGTAATTAATTCTTGAACCAAGTCAGTAGGAAATACAATACCAAATGATGTTGGGTTATCATTGTAATATTCTATTGTTTGATTTTTAGCATTAGATAATATAGGTAATAATTCATTTATTCTTTTTTCTATATCATCAAATGCCTCAATTCTAGATTGTTGGAATTTTTCAGCATCTGTAGGTTCCTGTTCATATAATTTTTTTACTTCTAGGCCTGATCCTTTAATTTTATTTGGGACAGGTTTAAACCCTAGTTTATAATAGTAATTACGGGAGGTACCTTTAGCGTTTTTATCTTTATTGAAGGCAAATGGAGTAGCATATTGACCCCCAGTTCCTGGGGTAAAAGATGCGCTTCCACCGGTAGTGGAAGCTTCTTTTATTTTATTATTCAATTTATACTTGTACTTTGCCATCATTTATAGGTATGTTTAATTCCTCTACTAAACTATAGTATTGCATCAAATCTATAAGATGTTCATCATTTATCTTAGTATTTTTGTCTAATTCAACAATATACTTAGATACTTCCTCTAGTTTAATTCTTAGAATTTGATCTTTTGTCTTATTAATATGAGTTTTTAAATAAGACTGAATTTCATTAACCTTGGTATTATAGAATGTTTTTAGGTAGGGTTTGTTGTCTACACTATTAATAAATTCTTTTAGTACTAATTTTTGATTCTTTGAAAGATTTTTATATTTTTCATTAAACTTTTCTAATAAAATATGTTGAGTAAGGATTCGAGTTTCTTTATCAGCTTTAGTTAATTCCTCCATCACATCCTCCTTAACTGTATTTTCATTTACTTTACTAGTAGTTAACTGTTCTAATAATGTTACTTTACTAGCAATAATTTTATCAGGATTAATAAAACTATCATTTGAGTATGATTCAGTTAACATGTATAAAGAGGCATAAGGTTTATACATAGATATTTGAGTTTTAAAAAACTCATCTATGTTATATTTTTCTCTAATCTCTTTAATAACATTATACTTGTCTTTCTTTAAACGAGTTTTATTTAATTTTTTATGAGAACTTAATACAGTTTCTAAAATTGTATTAGCTCTGGCTTCACTTAAATGCTTATTTTTAAATAAAGTCTCATATAATTTATACTCTTTACCTAATTCAGTATTGGTAAAATTTCGTTTTAATATACCTACAGCCTCAGATTCTTTATTAGATAGAAGCTCGGAGGTAATTTTTTTAACCAACAGTTCAAAAATGACTGCTGGATTTTTAAATTTAGAGTGTTTTATTTTACCCATTTATCTTCTTATTTATTATATGTATATACAAAAGAGTTATTCTTTAATATTTTTTTCATCTAGCAATGAATTAGCTCGTTGCTCTTCTTCAAATATTAATTTTTTATTCGGAAACTTCTTTTGTAAATCTTCTAAAGCCAATGGGGAATTACCATTAAAGTTAGGTTTTAGACTGTTGTCTTTATCTTTAGATTTCATTCTTTTAGTTCCAAGACGATCCATACCCATAGGATCATTTTGAGTGTTTATGAATGATGCTTTTTCTTTGGGTCGGCCTAATGGTTTCTTTTCATCGTATCCTTCAGGTACATTTAAATTACCATTTTCATCATATCTTCCCTTACCATATAGAGTGGCTAAATCATGTGGTGTACCATAGGATTTACCTGTTTCAAGAGGATCATTACCTTCTGATTCAATTTGAGAGATGCGGAATTTACGTTTAACATCCTCAGTAACCAAATCTCTATATTCATTATACATATCCTCACTAACGTGGAATAGATTCTCATATATCCAATCAGAGGGGAAGAGATTAGATTCCATAATTTGAGTGGCCAAATCCATTTTTTCTTTCATTAATGCTACTCTTTCTTGATCATATATGATAGATGGAGTAGTTAAAGAAAGTTCAAAATTAGTTAAATTTTCATCTCTATATCCTTGAACATATAAATGTATTAAAGCAATTTTATATAATTCAGAGACAATAATTCTCTGGATACGTTCAATAGTACGAGCAAATCTAACATCTTGAGCAGCTAATGTAGCTTTACCTTCAAGATTTTCATCGTAGCCCATAAATGCTTTAGGTACTTTAAGGGCAGCAAATAATTTATCTCTTAAATAGTTAACGTCTTGAATTCCATCCCATTGTAGTCCTGATAGAGTTTCAATTTTAGTAGCTGAATCATTTCCTCTAACTGGAATATAGAAGTCCTCTAATAGGTTTTGCATGTTAAACCTTAAATTATACTCACCAGTTTGAGGATCAGTATATGGAACTCTTTTTAGTTTTGAGATTGTTTTTTCCATAAATGTATCTACCTCATTTGGTGGGATAGAACCTACATTCATGTAATGGATACGTTTTTCAGGGGCGCGTACAATTCTATGAATTAACATAGCATCCTCCATTAACGCGTATTGTTTATACAATTTACGGGCTGGTTCAATATATGAACGACCATAAGGTAAAAAGTTCATATCAGTTAATAGTCTAAAATGAGCCATTTCATAATTGTCAAATACAATATGATTTTTATTAGCATCACTATTAGGTAAATTATAATACCCGTATCCACTGGCTGCAAATCCTTCAGGAGTATAAATGAATCTCACTGATGATGGATTTTCTCTATCATATCCTTCTTGTCTTTCAATATGGAATGCAGTATATGGAATAACATTATATACTCCAAATTTTTCAGAGATTTCTAGTTTTAAGAAAAAATCTCCATACTTACACATATTTCTAATCCATGGCCAAAGATTAAATTCAACATTCAGTACATCATAAAATAAATTGTATAGAATTTT